AAGCGAGTATTTGTCACCCTAGCTGATGACATGAGCCGAGTCGTACGGTACGTGGTATTTGAAAACACCATGGACATCCCGATCATTGATCGAACCATCTACCCAGTACCAAACTCATGGGACTCAGTGTCAGTACCAGACCTTGTGGAAGATAAGCAACGGGCTCGAGCGGTACTCACCAACCTTGGCCTCAAGGGAGTCAAAGCGTCATTGCACCCAATGTACCTCTTTGACCAGACTCGAGTGAAGAACAAGAGCGATCTCAATTTTGAGTTCAACAAGTTCATCCCAGTCAACGGCAACCCGAACGGTGCAGTAGTACCGATGCAGAAAGACCGTATTTCATCAGATGCGCAGTACATTCTTGATACGTTGGCGCAAGGGGCTGAGCTCTCAACCGCTTCACCAGACATCAAGCAGGGAGGCCGACCAACAGAAAAGGCAACAGCAACCCGTGATGCGCTCGTATCACAAGGCTCTGATACCCGTTACTCATTGTCAGTCAAGGTATTTGGCTGGTCAGAGAAACGCTTTTGGAAGCAATGGTACCGCTTGTATAAAGATCACTTTGAGACAGGTATTGATGAGAAGTCAGTGCGTATCTCAGGCATCCTTGGAGCTAAGTGGCGACCATTTACACCAGAGAACCTCATTGCCAGTACTGACCCAGACGTGAAGATCGAGTCACGCATTTTGGCCGAACAGCGCAAGTTCAATGAATTGCAGCAGTTCCGAGGATTCTTTCAGCTACTTGTGGCAGACCCTAATGCCAACCTACGGTTTGCTCTCAGGTACATGGGACGGCTCTCAGGGCTCAAAAATGACGTTGTGGAGCAGTTATTGCCACCAACCATTGATGAGCTACAGGCAGAGGATGAAAACATCAGGTTGCGCAACGATGAGCGTGTAGACGTTATGCCAGAAGATGACCACTACGCTCACATTGAGATTCACAACAAGATGGAGGACACCCCAGCTAAGATCGCCCACATCAATGCTCACAAGCGAGCCATGTTGCTGAGGAAGATGAAACCAGAGCTATTTCCTCAGCAACCAGCCAACGGTGGCGTAAACGCACAGCAGGTGACAGACAAGCCACTGCCAACACCAGTCGGGCAGCCACGTTCATTACCAGTTCAACAATAGCCTATGCCTAAGAAAACCGTCACAAAAAAGACTACGAAAAAGCAGACTGCCAAGAAGTCAAAGGCAGTACAGCTCAAGCTCAAGCGAGAGGAGCAGCTCGTGTTTACGGTTGATACGCCAGAGCAGGCCGCTGAGATAGCTGCACACCTCTCACAGCTAGAGGTAACGACGGGCTGGATATTCCTCAAGCAGATGCTTATGGCCAGCATGGATGTCATAGAGCGCCAGATCATTACCAAAAAAGACATTGATACAGGCCAACTACTAACCGAGGACGAGGTTGATTCTCTCAGGAAGTCATACCTCGCCTACGAGGAGCTGATAGATAAACCAGCCCAGCTCATCGAAAATCTCACTCAGGGCAACCGCCCTACGTCACCAGAGTACGACCCGTACAGCCGAGTGACTAGGAAAGATACAGAAACGATTGATGCGGGAGTGCTGGCTGATGATGATTGATCTTTGACAATTAAATAGTTCGACACAGGTTCAAGTGTGGTGAGGATAGTGTCATGGGATTGGCGATTTCCTTTGCTCCGCTCATCCCCACCACACTTGAGCCCGTGTCGGGCTCACCTCTTGGCTAGTCACTAAGAGAGCATTTCCACTATCAATAGTTTTTCCCCATTTCTATTGGTGAGTGTGAATTAACAAAAAACATTCCTATGGGAGATAACGAAACCAACCACGACGATGTAGACAACGCAGGTGACACTGAGGTTGACGAAATCGCCGAGGATGCGACAGAGGACGAGTCAGATACCTCTGAAAACACCGATGACGAGGACGCTGAGGAGTCAGACGACGATTCAGCCGACGATGGCAGCGACGACGACGGCAAGGGCAACTCAGATTCTGAGTCCGACACTGCCGAAGAAGACGCTGCAGAGGACGATGACTCTGAACCAGAGCTCAGAAAGCCTCAAAAGGGAGCCTCTAACGCTGAGTGGGCTGCATGGCGTGCTCAGGAAAAGGCAAAAGCGAAAGCTAAGCAGGAGGCTCAGAAGTCGGGCACTGATGACACCGACGACGACGCTGAGGATAGCGACGACGACGATATGTCACCAGAAGACGCTGCAGCCATTGATAAGCGCATCGAAAAAGCGATTGCGCCATTCAAGAAGCAAGCAGCGGAGCAGGAAGTCGATACGGAAATCGCCACATTCCTTAATGCAAATCCCGACTTCAAACCCTACGCAGCAAAGGTTCGCCGATGGGCGCTTCATCCAAACCGCCAGAACGTTCCCGTCAAATCTATCTTTTACGAGGTAGCAGGAGACAAACTCATGGCACTAGGAGCAAAGCGAGCAAAGGCAGCTGATGTGAAAGCTCAGAAAACTAAGTCTGTTGGCGGCCGTACAGGTGGCGAACAGGGTAACAAGTCCTTTAAGGACATGCCACTCAATGACTTTGAGAAAGAGCTCAACGCTGCAAAGCTAGGGCGATAGACACTATCCTCACTTATTCATTTACTAACTGATCAAAAAAATGGCAACAACTAACCGATCAGTGATTTCACGAGAAAACACTGAGTTCTACGATCGCACTTTGCTCTACCGAGCTGTTGCATACTTTGTTCACACAAAGTTTGCGCAGGTGCGTGACATCCCTCGAAATGGTGGGACAAATACCATTAAGTTCCGTCGATACGGAAACCTTAGTGCAGCTACAACTGCACTCGCTGAGGGTGTAACACCAGCAGGTTCTGCACTTTCAGTAACCGACATTACTGCAACCGTTGCTCAGTACGGTGATTTCATCACTGTCACTGACGTAGTGGACTACGAGTCGAAAGACCCAGTACTTATCGAAGCCGCTGAGATTCTTGGCGACCAGATGGGTGACACTCTCGACCAGCTCACTCGTGACGTATTGGCTGCAGGTACTGTCGTCACCTATGTGGGTGATACCTCACGAGCAGGTATTACTACCACAGACCTTATCACTGCAACGGAAGTGCGAAAGGCCGTGCGAACCCTCAAGAACGCAAAGGCTCGTCGCATCACACGTATGATCAACGCTTCAACTGGTATCGCAACTGAGCCAGTCGCAGCTTCATACATGGGTATTGTCCACCCAGACACTACCTACGACTTGCAAGATGAGACAGGTTGGGTACCAGTCGAAAAGTACGCAAGTACTACCCCAACTATGGAGAACGAGGTAGGTAAGCTCTATGAGGTTCGCTTCATCGAGACTACTAACGCCAAGGTATTCTCTGCAGCTGGTGCAGGTGGCATCGACGTGTACGCTACGATCATTATGGGTATGGATGCTTACGGCATCACTCGTATCTCTGGCGAGGCTATGAAGAACATCATCAAGCCTCTTGGTTCAGCAGGTACTGCAGACCCACTTGATCAGCGAGCAACATCGGGCTGGAAAGCAACGTTTGTGGCGAAAATCCTCAACGATTCTTTCATGGTTCGTCTTGAACACGCCGTATCGAGCTAGTCTGACTGGTAGCCAATCCCATTACTAGGAGCATAAAAAATAACCCATGTCTGACGAAACAAACACTCCGATCTCTGAATTAAAGTACAACGACCTCAAGAAGCTAGCCGCTGAAAAGGGACTTGACTCATCAGGGACAAAAGAGGAGCTGGTTGAGCGCTTGACACAGGCAGGTGTAACCAATGATGCAGATTCGCAAGAACCTGCATCAACGGACACACCAGAGCCGAGTAAGAGCACAGGTGCACCAGAAGAAAACGCACCAACGAACGAAACTAAGCCCACTATTGGACTAAGCCCAGTTCAGGAGAGAGTCGAGCAGCAGAAAGCTGACAAAGCACTGAAACAAAGTGCTGCGGAAATGAAAGCCGCTCTCGATAAGCAGCCCAAGGTAAGTATCATGATTCCATTTGAAGTCGGTGAAAACGCCGAAAATGCGAAAAAGATACCATTCCACGTCAACCTCAATGGTTATGCAATGGATATTCCGAGAGGAACATACGTTGATGTACCAATGCAGGTGGCTGATCTGATCAAAGAGCGACTAGAAAGTGAGGGTAAGATCGGTCGCCAGTGGCGCATCGACTCTGACGCTCGCAGGCAGGAAGCACTTGGCTAGTTCTATTATCAACCGCTAACTGACACATCAATATGTCCGTAAAGGCAACATTAAACGCTAAGGGAGCAGACATCGAGTTCGGTACTGTAACAGGTGCAGACCCAGCAGCCGTAGCGTCCGACGCAGAGGGCAACGTAGTGCTCACCATTGAGGGAGCAGACACAGGTGATCTTGTGTTTGTCACACCTCGTGGCTTGGCAGCTGGCCTCGTCATCGTTGAAGCAACTGTCACAGCAGCTGACACAGTGACCCTCAAGGCACTTAACGCTACTGAGACAGCATCAATCGACGATGCAGCATCTAGTTTCGACTACATGCTCGTCAAGGTTGCAGCCTAACCACAGGCTCTGAACCCTGCTCTGGTGCTCAGAAATGGGCACCAGCGACAGGGTGAGGAGCGATGTTACAAAAACGCTTATGACAGGTTCCACATTCGCACAACTCGTACGTTCGGGCACAAAAACTAACAGCACGACTCTGCCAGATGCAGACATCGTGTTGTTCATGAACGCCGTACAAGAGGAGATCGCTGCCGACATTGCTGCCGAGGTGGATGAGAATTACTTTGACATGGAGTTATACCGTGATCTCGAAGCAGATATACGGGCATACACCTACGCAACGGATATTCTCAAACACTCAAAGTACGTGGCCGCAAAGCTCGATGGCACTAACTGGACGTATCTGACTGAGGCATTTTTCTCAGAGTTCACTACTCCGATGCGTGAAAACACGTACATCAAGAGTGTGTACGCTGCTAAAAAGCCACAGTTCTACATTTCAGGCCGTGAGCTATTTGTTCTTTCAGGTGACGACATCATTGCCGTGTCTGATGGACTAAAAATGGTGGCAGAAATCTACCCCGAAGCAATAACGACTGGAGCTCTGTCATCAAGCGACGACCTCTCAATTCCGAGCAGCGATACTCAACATCGACTGCCACGCCAATGTCATCCGTATTGGGCAATGCGAGTCATCGTCAAGTACAAAGAGTCAAAGGATAAACCAATTCCTCTGACCAAGGATGAGCAACGACTCGAGATCAAGCGTGATGAGATGCTGAGCAAGCTGCACAAGAGGAATCAAGTGAGGTCATTCCAATCGACCGTGCCACGAGATGACGGTCAAGATTATTAACCACATCATTCATTCACTATGGCTGACAAAGACATTCAGGCGCAAGTAGATGAGTTTGTAGCACTGCCTCGTGCAGAGCGACGCAAGCTCTTTCCAACCTTGCCCAAAGAGGTAAAGCTACGAGCTCGCAAGATTATTGAAGCTCGTCGTGGCATTGCCTACCGTGCTGAGGGAGGTGTCAAAGTGCTCACCAAGGAGGGGTACATTGCACAAATCCTCAAGCAAAGCGCTAAGCTCAATGAGCTACCAAAGCGAGCAGAAGTGCTCAAGGAGCGTATTGCTGAGCGCAAGAGTCAATTACTAGAAAACTGGGGCGAAGACGCACTGGCAGAAGCAGAAGCTGCGCTCGAGGCTCAGGCTAACCAATAACCATCATGGCTGACGTAATCTATAACTCATTCAAGGGTGCGATCATGGATGGTGGTATCGACCTTGATACTGATACCATCAAAGTGGCGTTGGTGACGAGTTCATACACTCCGAACCAAGACACTCATGACTTCTTTGATGACGTGACGAACGAAATCACTGGCACTGGCTATACCGCTGGTGGAGCAACCATCGCCAACGATGACGTGACGGTTGATACCACCGACAATGAGGGTGTCTACGATGGTGACGATGTAACGTGGTCAAGCTCGACTCTCACTGCTCGTGGCGCAGTGATCTATAAGTCGACTGGAACCGCCTCAACATCGCCTCTCATCTGTTACCTCGACTTTGGCTCAGACCAGAGCTCAAGTGCTGGTGACTTCACTATTCAGTGGAACAGTGAGGGCATCCTCAACCTTGCTTAATCGCTTGGTTGTGCTCTCACTCTGCCCGTATGGGCAGGGATGAGGGCGCAACTACTAACCTAATAACTATGAAATTAACCGAGTACAAAGCAGCAACACTGGCACGAGCCGACGTGGACGACATTGTAATGATTGAACCCGTTGAAATGCGCCCAAATGCTGACAAATCAGGCTACGAGCAAGTGGTGCATACCACTGAGAGTGGTAAGACCATTCGCAAGTACGACGTACACCTCATGCGTGTGGTAGATGGCATAAAGCAATTCCAAAAAGAGCACCTAGCAGTGGTCAATCAAGGTTTGGCTGATGAGGAAGTAGTCTTTACTGCAAAAACAACTGAGCCAGAAGTGGTTACAGAAAGTCAGATTGAAAAGTATGTGTTCACTCACGCTAACAATAGCAAGTACCAAGACAAGAAAATTGTCTCTGTCGATACCGTAGCACCATCAGTGCACTTCACTGGCATCAAAGACAATGGTGACGGTACTGCATCCGAAGTCCGTTGTTTTGCTTACATGAAAGCTGGTGTACCAGTGACTGTTGAGCTAACTAAATAAACCATGCACGTCGCCACCATCACTATAGATCACACCAAAGTAGCGGCTGATCTCACTGACTATGTGGTTGCTGTTATCAATAACAGCGACGCAGGGTGGGCAGAGCTATATGCCGTAGCCACTGAGAGTGGTGGTGACATTCGTGTGTTCAAAAGTGATGATACTACAGAGCTGCCACGAGAAATCGTGAGCTTTTCTGTAATTGGAGAAACTGGTGAAATCCACATCAAGTACACTGGTACTCTTTCGGGGTCAGTAGATACCGACATTCACATCTATGCTGACGGAAGTAGTAGTGACTACGCAGTGACTGCGACGTACGGACGCAATGCAGTATGGGACGGGTACGCAGTAGTACTTCACTTAAAAGAAGCAGTAAACAACACAGCAGGCGGCTATGTAGATAGTACTGGTAACGGAAACAACGGGACAGGTACTTCAATGTCATTAGCCGCAGTAGACGCAAAACTTGGTAAAGGACAAGATTTTGACGGTAGTGCTGATCGTATAAGTTTTGGATATGGCGTTAGTTTGACGGCATTTACTGTAAGCTGTTGGTTCAATACTGACACTCTTGGTACCGCTGGTGACACAGCTATTTTCGACATAGAGGGTGGCTCATACCGACCTTTAATTGGTTTGCGTACTGGTACTAACCGTGGTTATAGTGCTTTTTATCGAGATAATGCTACAAATCACGCAGCAATTACGCCGTCAGGAGCACCAAACTACACATCAGGCACTTGGGTAAAAATCACACTTACAAACACTGGCTCAGCCCAAAGTCTTAGACAGAACGGCTCTCAAATTGGTAGTGCAGCTACAAGTACAGGAACATATAGTTCTTTTGACAACGCACAAATTGGAAGCAACACACCAGCCGATAGTATTTATTTCAACGGGCGTATAGACGAGTTCCGTTGGAAAGAAAGTGCAGTAAGCGCCGATTGGGAAACGACTGAATACAACAACCAAAACTCACCAAGTACTTTCTACAGCGTAGCAGCCGTGGCTGGTGCAGTGACAGTGACACCAGCAGCTCAAGTAATTACTGCATCCCTACCATCACGAACCATCAGCACTGGAAACACTCAGAGTGCTACCGCACAGGTGGCCACGTTTTCTATCCCTGCATACTCAATCAGTATCGACAAAGTGGTATCACCAGCAGCACAAGTGGCTACATTCAGCATCCCAACGTACGTCATTGATGCTGGTGGAAATATCACGGTTGCGGTAAGCCCACAAACACTGACAGCTTCATTGCCAGCACGA